ACTCCAAAAATTACTTTATTAAGTGGTAGAGAATATTCAGAAGCAAAAACCAGTTTAGGTGGGTATAATCCAATGTCTAAAGAAATATATGCTGCAATAGAAGGTAGATTAACTGCGGACATACTTAGAACTCTTGCGCATGAGATGGTTCATAGAAAGCAAGATGAGTTGGGTTTAGTAAAAGATGAAATCAAAGATGGTGCAACAGGTTCTCCAATTGAAAACCAAGCACACGCAGTAGCCGGTATCTTAATGAGAAATTATGGTAAGATAAATAAACAAATCTACAACGAAGATATTAGTATGGATGTGGATAAAGGTGATACCGTATTGATGGGTAAATTCAAAAACAAAAAAGTAGTTGTAAAAGATATTGATAAGGATGACTACGGAATGCCAACAATTAATGGTAAGAAAGCAGCAACATTTAGATTAGGTGATAAAGGACAAAATATATTCAAAAAAGATGAAAATATTGATGAAATGAAATCTACGGATATACATTTTATGAATATGATAAAACTATATAGAGATTCAACCTTCAGAAAAAGAATCAATGCATATCTTTTTGGTAAACCAAATCAAAATAATCCAAACGCAGTAGCAAAAGCACTTCGTAATATGGGATATGATGAAATAACTCAAATGGAAAAAGAATTAAATCTTAAACCAGATTTGAATGAATCATTATTATTAGAAGGTGGTGCATACGGACATATGTCACACCCGTTTGATGATATGGATTTAACGTTTGGTGATTTAAAAGATATTATTTCAAAAGCACTTAATGGTGATTTAGGTGTAGTTAGAGAAAAAACCGACGGACAAGCATTAGCAATCAGTTGGAAAAATGGTAGATTGATTGCAGCTAGAAATAAAGGTAATTTAGCAAACGCCGGAGCAAACGCAATGGGTATAGAAGATGTTGCATCTAAATTTGGTGGTAGAGGTGGTTTAACAGATGCATACAATTTTGCAATGAAAGATTTATCTGCAGCAATTAGTGGGTTATCAGAAGCACAAAGAAAAAAGATATTCAACGAAGGTAAATGTTTTATGAATTTAGAAGTTATATGGCCAAAATCGGTTAATGTGATTCCTTATGGTCAAGCACTTTTAGTTTTTCATAATACAACTTGTTATGATGAAAAGGGTGTGGCAATTGGGGCGGATGGTGGAGCAGCGGGAACTTTGGCAGGAATGATTAAGCAAGTCAACGCAGACATTCAATCTAAATATACAATACAAGGCCCTCCAATAACATCAATACCAAAATCAGATGATTTGAGTTCAAAGCAAGGTAAGTATTTATCAAGACTTAAAAAACTACAATCGGAATTTGGATTAAAAGATTCCGATAATGTTGCAGACTATCATCAAAGTTGGTGGGATTGGTGGATTACATCAAACGCACCTATTAAGGTTGATAAACTTACAAAAGAAGCATTAATTAGAAGATGGGCATTTGGTGATAAAGGATTTAGATTAAATACAATATCAAATTTAGAATTACAAAAATGGGCAATTGACCATGATAAAGTAAATGTTGTAAAACAACAAAAAGATAATATTAAACCATTTGAAGAAATATTTTTAGGTGTAGGTGCAGATGTATTGGAATTTGTTGGTAGTGTATTAACAGTTCACCCTGAGAAAGCAATTAGAGCAATGAAACAAAAATTTGCATCAGTTGCATCACAGGTTAGAAGTGGTGGCAATCCTGCACAAATACAAAAATTAAAATCAGAATTAGAAAGATTAAATCAATTGGGTGGTATTGAAAAGATAGTAGCAAATGAGGGATTAGTATTTGTTTATAATGGTAAAACATATAAACTCACAGGTACTTTTGCACCATTGAATCAAATACTTGGCATTTTTTACTCTTAATTTGATATATATTATAATAATAAACAGTTACAAAAAGGAAGATTAGTATGGCAAAAAGAAAAAGTTTTGATGAAAAATCAAAAGGAATGCACAAAACCCGTAAATTAATTATAGATACGGTATTTGGCAGAGAGGACACTACTCAAAAAGTTTTTGGTTATGAAAAAGAAACCGAACAAAAAAGAGAAGTTGGGGAAACGTGGACGGATAGTGATGGTAAAGAATGGAGACAAGAGAAGGGATTTAAGACAGTCGTTACTGAAATGGACGATGTTAGAGATTTCTTACATAAATTAAGTCATTGTTCTTCGGAAGATTGCAAAACCGTTCCATATAGTTGGGCAGATAAAAAGTTAATTAGTAAAACTGGAATGTGTGCAACTTGTTTGGCAAAATTTGAAATGAACTTGAGAGCAGACGGAACATTTCCTTTTTATGAAGATTATAAAATAACAAATAATAAACTTGCATATGTAAGGGATTATAAGGATAAAATGGAAGAGGCTTTGGGGGGTGTAAAACAACAAATGGAAATAATTACCGAAGATGGTAAAGTTGAAAAGTGGGAATGGCAAGTAGATATTGAAAAAGTAAAAGAGGATTTAAAAAAAGATATTGATGGTGCATTCGAGGCCATTGAATTATTAATAGAAAGAAAACGATTATTAGAAGAAAAATTGGTTGAATTAAATCATCCAGAATTAATTAAAAAATAAAAAATATGAAAAAATTATTAAATTTAAAAAACATTGCAATCGCATTATTGATTGTAGTAGTAGTTTTCCAACAATGCGGTGGAAACAAAAAAGGAACTGGCGAAATTGTAAAAGTTGATGGTAAAAAGTATGAACTTATTAAACATGAAATTGATACAGTTGAAGTGGTTAAGACAAAAGTAGTAACTAAAAAAGGTGAAGATATTTACCATGAAACAATTGTAGAGAAGGAAGTAATTATTCCTACAATTGTTGATACCGCAGCATTACTAAAAGATTTTTTTGCAAAAAACATTTACAAAGATACATTAAATTTACCAGATAGTTTAGGAATTGTATCTTTAATTGATACTATTACTCAAAACAAAATATTTGGTAGAACTTTTAACGCAAGTGTTAAACAAAGAACTATTAAAGAAACAACAATTGTAAAAGAATTACCAAAGACCAAAGTATTTTATGGTTTGGAAGGTGGATTCAATAAAGCGGATGTTGTATCTCATTTGGGATTGGGTGTTTTAATTAATACAAAGCAAGATAAGATATTCCATTTAGGTATTGGTGCAGCAAATAGAACAACCGATGGTACAAGTGGAGCATTGTCACCTTACATTGGTGGTGGTGTATATTGGAAGATTAAATTCAAAAAATAATGGGAGTTCAAGGGCAACCTAAGAAATCATTAAAAGAAATAATAGCTGAAGAATATCGTAAATGTGCATTAGACCCCATTTACTTTATGAAGAAGTATTGTGTTATTCAGCACCCGGTGAGAGGAAAAATACCCTTTCACCTTTATCCTTTCCAGGAAGAGTGTTTAACGGATTTTAAAGAAAATAGATTAAATATCATTCTTAAATCCCGTCAGTTGGGTTTATCAACATTATCTGCAGGATTTATTCTTTGGAAAATGTTATTCAACCAAGACTTCAATGCTTTGGTAATTGCAACGAAAGTAACTGTTGCTAAGAATCTGGTGGAGAAGGTAAGAGTTATGCACGACTTACTTCCTGTATGGTTAAGAGATGGTGGTAACAGTTCGGTAGAAGATAATAAACTTTCCCTTAAATTAAAAAATGGTTCACAAGTAAAAGCAATTGCAAGTTCTCCAGACGCAGGTCGTTCGGAAGCATTGTCATTGTTAGTTGTGGATGAAGCTGCATTCATTAGAGATATTGATGAAATTTGGTTGTCAGCACAATCTACATTATCAACGGGTGGTTCTGCAATTGTATTATCTACTCCGAATGGTGTGGGTAACTGGTTCCATAAAATGTGGGTTGATGGTGAGAGTGGTGCAAACGGATTTAATAATATAAATTTACATTGGACTGTTCATCCTGAAAGAAATCAATCATGGAGAGATGAACAAACTCGTATATTGGGAGTAAAGGGTGCTGCACAGGAATGTGATTGTGACTTTGTGGGTTCAGGTGATACTGTAATTGACCCGGCATTATTAACATGGTATAAAGACACATATGTAATGGACCCGATTGAAAAAAGTGGGTTTGACGGAAATTATTGGAAATGGGAACATCCTAATTACAATAGAGCATATATGGTAGTTGCCGATGTCGCTAGAGGTGATGGTTCGGATTATTCTACATTCCAAGTTATTGATATTGAAGATAGTTCACAGGTTGCAGAATATAGAGGTAAAATTGAAACAAAAGATTTTGGAAACTTTTTAGTAGCAGTATCCACAGAATGGAATAATTCACTATTAATTATAGAAAACTCAAATGTAGGATGGGCAACTATCCAACAGGCGATTGATAGAGGATATGGTAATTTATTCTATATGAGTAATGACCTAAAATATATTGATGTTGAAAAACAAATGTCTAATAAGTTTTATAGAGACGAAAAGAAATTGGTTGCAGGATTTGGAACAACGATAAAAACAAGGCCACTTATAATTTCTACATTAGACACATACATAAATGGTAAAGATATTTTAATTCGTTCTCAAAGACTTATAGATGAATTATTTACATTTATTTGGAGTGGTGGCAGAGCCGAAGCAATGAAGGGATATAATGATGACTTAACAATGGCAATGGCAATTGGACTTTGGGTTCGTAATACAGCACTTCGTTTAAAACAAGAAGGTATTGATTTAACAAAAACAATGTTAAATTCAACACAGGTAAGTCAATATACTGGTTTTGTTTCATCGGGACATCTTAAACAAAATCCTTATGAAATGGATATGGGTAAAAAGGGAGTAGAAAATTTAACTTGGTTATTGGGATAATTATATATTTATATAGTGAAACTATTCTAAATGAACGAAGACTTAAATAATTGGTTTAAAGAAAAATGGGTAAACATCGGCAAAAAAGTTGATGGCAAACACCCGCCATGTGGAACTTCGGGAGAAAAAAGGGGTTATGCAAAATGTGTTCCTGCAGCAAAAGCAGCCGGAATGAGTAAAAAAGAAAAAGAAAGTGCCACTCAAAGAAAAAGAGCTGCACAAAATGATGCAGGGAGAGGTGGTAAGGATAGTAGTGGACAAGGTAAGAAACCAATATATGTTTCAACAAAACCAAAAAATGAAACTATGAATATAGAAGAAAGACTAAATTTATTTTTAGAAAAGAATTGCCCAACAGACCCAGGTAAATGGTCGGCAAGTAAATCAGCTGCAAAATCTAAGTTTGATGTTTATCCATCTGCATATGCAAACGGATGGGCAGCAAAAAATTATAAATCAAAAGGTGGTAGTTGGAAAACCTGCAGCGAAAATGTAGTAAACGAAGTAACGGGTAGAGAAGCAAAAGAAATTGCTAAATTGACGGGTACGCGTGATAGTATAGTACAAAAATTTATAGATGATTTTAATTTGAATGCTAAAAACCTTTTTAACTTTATAGCTAAAGGAAAAGAAAAAGTTAGAAAAGATTTCGCAACTGCAATGTCAGGTAGACCTGGTAATAGATATCAAGGTGATTTCGTAGGTATGTTTGGTGAAGGTATATTAAACGAAGCTTGTTGGGAAGGATATAAACAAGTAGGTGGTAAAATGAAAAATGGTAGAATGGTTCCAAATTGTGTTCCAATAAGTGAAGAGGTTGATACTGATTACGATGAATTGGATGTAGAGCCGGAAGAAATTGAAGATTTTATTGAATTTTTAAAAGCATATAAAAACACTTTAGCTGAAGCCAATTGTGGTTGTGTTTATGAAGCTGAATATCAAGGTAGAGAAGTTAAGTTGGGTAAACCAATGCAGGGTGATGTTAAGAAATTCAAAGTGTATGTAAAAAATCCTGCAGGGAATGTAGTTAAGGTAAACTTCGGCCAAAAAGGAATGA